CTAAAAGTAAAATAAAGACTACTAAACCTACGGCAGCAAAGGCCTCCACCCAAGGAGATTCTTTTTTAGTAAACACATTGCGCTGCCATTTATTTGCCTCAAAGTTAGTTTTTTTCATTTTTTCTTTTTAAATACCTTTCATGTGTGTTTAATTCTGGTAACTCGTGATGTTTAGTTAAACCGTGCCAATGTATTTTTTTTCGATCATTAAAGTCCAACTCATTAATTTCTTTGGATTGAACCTTTTGTTTATAAGCATCTGGTTGTAAAGCTGCTGGTTTAATAGGCTTTGATTCACCGTCAACAAAATACCAAACACCATCTTCAAACCAGGCCTCTGCACAATTAAAAATGCCTAAAAGCAGAAGATATAAACCATTTCTAACAGGCATAACTGCGTAAGAAATTGGCTCTGATGTTGGGTAATCAGGGTCATCTCGTAAATTAAAATATGTGTCTGTAATTCCCATCATGCCACCCGACTTCTGTTTGGTGCTGAAATCAAGCGGTAGACTGCGTAACGCACACCAGACGGCTCTTTGACCATGTCGGTAACAATGTCCCAACCCTCGGCCTTGAGGTCAAAAATAATGTCAGCTAGGCGTGTGGCGTGATAGCGCTCGATTGCCTCCCAACTGGTTATCTTTTTCTTGTTGATTAAATGCTTTGCTACTAAGTTAATTTTGGTCATACTTCCTCCACGGTTATTTTGTAATGACGGCCATTGCAATCGACAACAAACAAATGCTTTTTAGTGCTAAGAAACTGACCCTCTGGACCTAGGTCCCAATGAATACGCCCCGCACCATAAACAATATCTAATGGGTCAGGTGCGTTTAGGGCTCTTTTGGTGATGTGAGCGATGTAGTCGCAATATGCTGGCTGCGCCTGTTGCTCTTGGTGCTGCAACTGCTGGTGGTGATGTAAGTCTTGTAAATCGTCCATTTCTTCTCTCCGAGTGATGGGGCCGAGGCCCCGTTGTTTAAATTGGTGTTATATCTAACTTAGATTTTTGTGCCAAAACTTCTCTAAGTTTTTTCATTTGATCAATAACTTTGTTTTGCTCTGATTCTGTAATATCATCAACCTCACGATCCTTATTTTTAATTGCGTGATATAGGGCATCCATTGCAACTGAGTATGCGTATTCTTTTGGTGTAAATCCGTTTTTCATTTTTTCTCTCCGATAAATGGGGCCGAGGCCCCGTTAATTAATTAGTAACTGCGTTAAATTCGTTTACTGGGTCAAGCGATAAGAAACCCATTGGGGCAACATAACTTGTTTCGCCATTTTCATCAACGATTACATCGCCAACTGATACAGAGTGCATTGGAGCCAGGCGCTTGATGCTAGACTCTGGGCCAATGTTGCCAATGTTAAAAACTTGATCTAATGAATCAGCAGTAATTACTGCAACTGGTGCGTACAAATTACGAGCAGCAATAATTGCGCTGTCTGTTGGATGAAATGTTGTGTTTAGGTATGTCTCGCGATGAGCAGCGTATTGGTCATCTGACAAGTTGATTTGATGTACTGTGTATTTCATTTTTCTCTCCGATTTGTTTGCCGATCAAATGACCGTAAATGAATAGTAAACTGTTTATTTACTGTTTGCAACCGATTTATGCGTTTTTTTATCAAAATTAGGGAAAATACCTATAAAACTAAGGTAAACCACTATAAAAATAGGCGCTTGCCTACCAAAAATAGGCGTATGCCTACTTGCCTAGCCGTGGTAATATATGGGTGTCAGCGGTGTGGCAACCGTTGGAATCTCATGAGAACAAAACCCCGAATTTTTCGGTGGTGCGAACAATGCTTGGAATTGGTCATTTTGTTCTAATGAGGACTTATTCCAAGGATGCCCTGCCAGGCCGCACCACCCAAGAATTTGGGGTTTTTTGTTGCCTGCTGACCGTACTCCGAGCGTTATTAAGAGCCTAAATCGGCTGCGCGGAACAGTAGATACGGTATCGGCTCACCACCAGATTACCGGAGCAGCCTGTCAACGAGGGACTGCGAAACTAGCCTAAGACATGGGTGATAGACAACTTAGGTTAGGATGAATCGTTGCCTTATGGGGCGCATAGGCTGGATTGTTTTACTAATCTAAGCTGGTGCTAGAGTGATGATGGCTATCACCCTTGGGTAACCTATGTAAAAAAGTAATAGAAAACAAAAACTACCTTGCAAACTATTTCTTAATAATATATTCTCTGCAAAAGGAGAACAACATGACCTTAGATGACCTCGAAGAAATGGCTCTCAGATGCGGAATGGTAAAGACTAAAAAAAATTGGTCGGCCACCGAAACGCAGCTGGAATACTTTACAAAAAATATGCTTGAGGAATTTAAGCAAGTTGCCAGAGACCAACTAATCCAATCCATTAAAAAAGCAGCCGATTACGAGCGCGAACAATGCGCCAAGGTTGCTGAAATGGCTTGGTTTGAGGGCATGGAACAAGAGGACATTGCCAAAGCCATTCGCGAAAGGGCGGACGAATGATACCTTATTCTGCGCAAACTCACGCCGTTGAGTTTGTATGGTTCTTAGTTATTGTGGCGGTATTGGTTGGCATTGCAATTTGGCTAAAAAACCATGACCGACTTTGAGACCTTTTGGCAAGCGTATCCGAGACGGGTAGCCAAGGGCGATGCCCGTAAGGCTTGGACCCAAACCGAGGCAATCCGGCCACCGCTGCCAGAACTCTTGGAATCTATACAGCAGCAGATGCGCTCGGACCAATGGCGCAAGAATGATGGACAGTTTGTATGCTACCCCGCCACTTGGCTGCGCCAGGAGCGCTGGTCCGACGAATTAAAAGTGACCCTGCCTGGCGTTGTTGATGGCAAAGAATGGCATGAGACATGGCCTGGCATTGTTGCCAAAGGCAAAGAACTGGGGATTTTGGAGAGCGATTTTGCCCAACCATATTTATTTAAGGCTGCGGTATTGCGTGGATCGGTCAAGGCCGCATGAACTATTTAAGCGTATGTAGCGGGGTTGAGGCAGCCACCGTAGCTTGGCATCACATGGGATGGAACCCTGTAGGATTTGGCGAAATAGAGAAATTTCCTAGCCAAGTCTTAGCCCATCATTACCCCAATGTTACCAATTTCGGTGATATGACAAAATACAAGGAGTGGAAAATTGACGGAACAATTGGACTTTTGGTCGGAGGAACTCCCTGCCAATCATTCTCTGTTGCAGGACTTAGGAAAGGACTTGAAGATCCAAGAGGCAATCTTGCTCTCACCTATGTTGGAATTCTTGACCACTTTAGACCCAAGTGGTTCATTTGGGAAAATGTGCCAGGTGTCCTTAGTAGCGGGGGGGGGCGAGACTTTGGCAGCTTCCTCGGTGCGTTGGGCGAACTCGGGTATGGGTGGAGCTACAGGGTGCTTGATGCTCAATACTTCGGAGTCGCACAAAGACGCAGACGAGTATTTGTTGTCGGATGTCTTGGAAACTGGAGACCTACCGCAGAAGTATTATTTGAGTCCGAGAGCTTGCGAAGGGATATTAAGAAGGGCAGAAAAAAGGGGGAAACAACTACCTCATTTACTGCAAGCAGCTTTGGAAACTACTGCGAAGGCGTTGGAACAATCAGAGCAAATGGTGGAGACTTAGGCGGCGGATCAGAAACATTATATGTGCCAAATATTGCCAACTGTTTACAAACAACCTGCGATGATTATTCCCGGGCGGATGGTTTTAATATGGTTGCGTATTCCATTCGTGAAGGTGCTAAAGCTGACAACTTTAGCGCTACACCACTTAAAGTAACTCCAGCATTACAGGCGCTTAGACCATCTGTTCAATCGCACCATGCCCAAACCTTTGTGGCTCAATCTATTGGATTTACGCAATGTGATGCAGCTAGAGACGCTGGACAGAATATAAGCCCAACACTAAGGTTTGGGGGTGATGGTGGATACCCAGCGCATTCTGTGGCCTATGGAATACCAGGCAATTGGATAGGCAGAAAACCCGAAAATGGCGGTAACGCTACAAGCCCAATGAATAATGTCGCCCCTTGTTTAACAAAAACAGATATGCATGGTGTTGCTTATTCTTTTGATAGTTTAGCCAGCAACTCAATGAAATCATCAAATCCGCATAGTGGATGTAGGAAAGTTGAGTTATCCAAGACGATTGACACAACCTACCCATGTCCAAGTAAAAACCAAGGCGGCATAGGAATAATGCAAAGCATGGCAGTACGCAGACTGACACCAGTTGAGTGCGAGAGATTACAGGGTTTTCCTGATAACTACACAAACATCAAAGAGAACTGCCCAGACGGCCCAAGATACAAGGCTATGGGCAACTCTATGGCGGTGCCAGTAATGCGGTGGATTGGTGAGCGGATCAACAAAGTAAACAATGAACAATAAACTGACTGCGTCCCAAAGGAACCACCTTACACGCGTTAAATCGCTACCCTGTGGCGTTTGTGGCGTGTCTGAACCCTCAGATGCCCACCATATCGAACAAGGCCTCCAATACCTCTGTATTCCGCTCTGCAAGGATTGCCACCAAGGCAGCCATAACGGCATCCATGGTCGCAAATCCATATGGAACGCAACCAAACAAACTGAACTAACGGTACTCAATGACACAATCCAAAAACTCCTCCGATAGACTAACCCTCCCTTGGCCACCCAAAGAACTGAGCCCCAACTACCGTGGGCATTGGGCTCCTCTAGCAGCTGCTAAGAAAAAGTACCGGTTTGCTGTCCGCATTCTGGCGCTGCAGCAACCAATACTGTTTATTGAACACATCGTAGAGGACGCTCCGATTTACTTGGAGGTAGAGTTTTACCCACCAGATAACCGGCCACGGGATCAAGACAACATGATTGCCTCGTTTAAAGCTGGACAAGACGGTCTGGCCGATGCCTGGAAGATTAACGACAAACGGATTAATTGCACATACAAAGTGAGCCAGCAGCGGGGCGGTATGGTAAAAGTAAGAGTTTTATAGGGAACTGTTTATTATGAAGAAGTTAAAACGCCGTCCAAGATTATCTCAAGACATTCTGTTGCTGCTTGAGCGATTACCTAATTTAACGCAGGCGCAAATTGCAGCTGAATTGGTTGCTAAACCGCATTCAATCAAAGCGGTATTATGGAAATTAGTGCATCGTGAAAATAAAATTGTTGCCACAAAAGGCGCAAAGGCAGATAAAATAACAGGGCCAAAGGTCATTAATATGTACTGTTTGAAGGAATTATGAAAGACATCGAAGCATTCTCGCTGGCATTGTTAAATTCTGCAACCTGTGCGCATTTGCAGCATTGGCAGACCAAAAGCTATGCGAACCATAAGGCCTTGGCTAAATACTATAACGCCGTCCCAGACCTCGTAGACCAGCTGGTTGAGTCGTACATGGGTCGGTATGGTCCATTAGACGAATTTGAGGAAGAATTTGAGATTGACAAAGACCCTGTGCGGTACTTCAAAGCATTACAAAAATATGTCGATCAAAACAGAAAACACTTGCCAAAAGACACCGAATTACAGAATACTATTGACGAAATTACAGATTTAATTAATTCTCTGCTGTACAAACTGCAACAACTTTCATAAAGGAAATCAAAATGGCAAATACATTTGTATGCCCAAAAGACTGTAACGAAGATAAAGGTCGTAAAGAAAAGACCAAAAACGCCGTAATGCAAGAAGGCAAAAACAAGCCAATGGGCGAAAAAATGACCATGAAAGGTCGCGATACCAAGATGGAAACAAACAATTCTGGCGAAATGTACCAAAAGTGAATTGCGGAAATTGCCAGTTTTTTCAAGGTACGCAGTTTGGCCATTGCCGGCGCTACCCTGAAACTGTAACCAAACAGGCTGGGATGTGGTGCGGGGAACATCAAGTCGTTGTTCCTTTGCAGCCAATATTCACGGAATTGGCAGCCACTCCAGCACCTACAAAGGTAAGAAAAAATGCTAAGACCGCTGCGTGATCGAATCGTTGTAAGACCCATTGAGCGGGTTAAGAGCCAGGTGATTGATGTCATCATGGAAGAACTACCCAATATCGGCGAGGTATTGGCCGTGGGACCTGGCGAGATTGATAAAAAGGGCAGACTTATTCCAAACCCAATTGAAATTGGGCAGCGGATACGATTTGGCGGGATGGAAGATTACCTGTCTTACCCTCGATTTGAAGATAACGGCGAAGAATTAATTGTGATGTCTTGGAAAGATGTCTGTTTTGTGGAGGCAGATGATGCCAAAAACCACTAATAAACCTATTGCGCGTACCACTATCGGTAAGGGTAAGAACTACAAACCCACCGAAGCTGGTGCGGGCATGACCGCTAAAGGAAGGGCGGAATACAATGCAAAAAATAATGCAAACCTTAAAGCACCTGCTCCAAACCCTAAAACAAAAGCTGACGAAGGCCGTAAAAAGTCTTTTTGTGCGAGGATGAGCGGAATGCCTGGGCCGATGAAAGATGAAAAGGGCAGGCCTACCCGAAAAGCAGCATCTCTTAAAAACTGGAATTGTTAACTAAAAGGAATTAATCATGTCAAACGGAAAATCAATTGGCGTAGCTTACGCCGACCCACTATTTGATAGCCTCGATGTTTCGGGCGCAGTCAACTTAACTGGCGGTGATTTTAATATCACAACAACATCAACTAGCACCGATGGAGCAACTAGCGTTGAGCCAGTATTAGTTAGCACAACAATGACCGGCACCGGTGGCGTTGGTGGTCGTGCTAAATTTTTAACAACCATTAACTCGGTTCTTGGTAGTTATTCAAACGCCCTTAAAGGTGAAGTTGTATATGGAACCTCTGGCCGTACTACTGGTTTGGGTTCTGCCGTTTTAGCTGAAATGACGCTATCGGCTGGAACTTCGGCTGGTAACTATGCCCCAGTTG